TGACTTGTTATCAATAAAATCAAAAATAGGTTTAAGATAATCTTCAACAGCGTATATAACATCCTGTTTAACAAAATCCTGATTAGGACTTGCTAATTTTGTAAGTGCTTTACGCTTATGATGAGCACTATTAATTTTAACTGGAGGTGAATATTTTTCAGGTCCAAAAACAGATTCGACACTAGATTTATAAGGATGATCCCTATAATAATTCTTAGCGCTGAATTTTGCTAATGGATTAGCTCCATAAACACACAAATTGTGTTCATCTAAAGGTAAATTGACACTAGGATCAATTTGTGATGTTAAATGCGTTGCATTTTCACAATCTAATGATAATTCAATATTACCTTTATGTAATTCCCCCATACTATGTGGAAGAAAATTGGTTCTTTCAAAATACTTCTTTGCGTTTTCAAGATCAGATCTAAAAATGCGTTGAAAAGCACCTCGGTTAAGCTTTTTTAAATAACCAATATGAAAGCCAACTATATTACTGGTTACAGGACTGATAATTGCAGATCCACAATCACCCTTTTCAGGAATGAAACTTTGTGGTATATAAGTCTCTACATTAACTCTTCCTGCTTCAGTACTAGGAACCCATTTTGGTGGTTCATTTAAAATCTGACACCCCAAAGTTTCAGAAGAAGATACAAATTTAGCATTACGTCCTAAACAAGGTTTATCTTCATTATATGTACCATAAGGTAAATAATCTTTTAATGATTTCCTAGGTTGACATGAAGGTACTTGAATCATACATAAATCACGGCCTGGAACACGATAAACATCATTTATAGCGGATAATTTCTCATGAGCTATTAAATGTGAATTTTCTTTCATATAATTAATAGTCAAATCAAAAGTCCCTTTTTTAGGAACTGAATGACCAGTAATTACAAACATATTAGAATCTAAATTGCAAGTGTTACTTACAGATTGTGATCCATCATTATAATTAATAATAACTCTCGCTATATTCGTATCCATAATTTTCTCAAATTGAGAAGAATTTGTACATCTTGCCTTATTGGACCTTGGTAAAGCCTTATGAAAAGACCTAACCTCAGTTTCCGAATATGGTTTATCTGTACGTTGGGATTGAACAACTTGTTGTTTACCCGATAAAAATACTCGATAAAACGCATAAAATGCGGTTAAACATGCTATAGATGTAACCACTTTTTGTGTAACTCTATATTTCTTAAATTCCCCTTTACGAGGTAATGTAACTTGCTCATAAAAAGCATAATCTGACATTTTAATACATTGGATAAAATAAATTATCCTAATAGTTATACAACTCGTTATTAATAAAAATATAAAAGCTATAAACCAAGAATATAATTTCCCAATAATTCCAGTAACGGATATTAATCCAAAAATAAAATACATAAAATTTTGAAAATATAATTTAGTAAAAAATGTTAATGAATGTATAAAAATATATCGCCACCAATATAAGCGAATACTCTCGAATTTATTATCAAGATGATTATCCATCTGCTCACACTTAATTCTTATATAATTTTCAGCATCAGCGTATTGTGCTATATAACACAATTTAATAATCTCCATATAATAAAATGGATTTAATTTATACGAATAACAACTGCTCCAAGATAAATCCTTAATATCACAAATATTATGTAAAAATTTATGTGCTTGATCACGGATAAAGCCTTGACTCTCCATTGAATCAGATGTACAAATACAAGATGATTCTTTATGAAAACATGTTGTACATTTAGGTTCCTGTTGTATATCAACATTAACACGGTTATACCCCGTATCATACTTGATCTTACACTCTCGGCCTAGAAAAGCTTCTAAATGGTCTAGTGAATCACACTTTGATCCATCAAAAGTTTTAACTAATTTATACCAAGAATGATCATTAGGATTATTATTTAATCGTACTAATGAAGCCTTATCTTCTCCTGACATATCTTCCTTTATCATATTTGGATCAAAAGTTACAAACTTGTAAACTTTAAATGTCCAAATACGATTCTTATCATCTGGAGTTAGTTTTGATATTAAAATAGGATCTATCCTATCAGTACCCTCAGCTTTAACACGAGGATCCCATATCTCAGTAAGAATATGATAATCAAATCGTCTTAAAATACT